TCTAGTAGGCAGCGAGAGAAAACGTCTACTTTCTAGGCAGAAAGTTATCGCTTTTTAGAGACCAGAGGAGTAAACGGAAACTTTCTAGGCAGAAAGTTATCGCTTTTTAGAGACCAGAGGAGTAAACGGAAACTTTCTAGGCAGAAAGTATGCGAAAGTCGGAGGTAACCGAAAGGGTAACCGTTACGGGTATCCGTTCGGTTCCCTGCATATTCGCAGGTTAAAGGGGGTTTTCGGGCCGAGGGAACCGGTAACCGAAGTTTTCTAGCTAGCTCCTATACGGGAAGAGAATAGGGGGTAGAGGGGAGGGAGGGGGTTTCTTTTCCCCGTATAGAGCTTTATAAGTATCGGTTACTCGGTTACCTGAGAGAAAAAGGGCCTCTGACCAGGGGAAATAGGGGTAACCGAAAGGTAACCGAGTAACCGGATACGGTTACCCAGGGGGCTGGAAATGTGTTTACCTGCGGAGATAGGGTTTCCGAGTTGGCCTACCTAGATAATCAAGAGACACGGTGTCTCGTAATTAGGGTCGAATTTCCCTCAACGCTCTCCCTCAGCCCCTCGCACGTAAGGCGTAGACTCGAACTCATAGCTCACCCACAAAAGGAAGGACTGGCGGAATGAGCCGCAACGTAAATGGCCCGACTCCAAGCGAGTTCAGCTTTGGCCGGGGCGCACGTCCTTCGATGGACCTGTATCCTCAGCCAGATGAACAACGAGACCCATTGGCCATTAAGCGTGCCATCTTGCAGACGGACTCAACGGACCCAGGTGCACCACTTGACTTCGATGGCACCTACAAAGGTAAAGATACCTTTGGTCGTGACCTGCCGACTCTTCGAGAACGAGGCCACGCGCCTATCGTGCGAGAGTCTGGCCGAGGGGAAATGGATCAGCGACTTGATCCCACTAACCCCAAGCTCTACGAGGACATGCATGGGAAGGGTACTGATCCCAACGAGAATTGGCGCAATTCTGAGATTGCCGATCCCATTCGTGAAGGCTGGGAGAATGGCAACTATGATCCCAATATCAACAATGAGACTACTGCTGCACGTTATGGCACTGATCCAGAGAAGCAATTCCCTGACAAGATGATCTCTGAGTTGACCAAGAAGCGTCGTGCAATCAAGCGCACGCCTCCAAGTAAGCATCCTCTCCATAAGTATGGAGAGCCTGATCCAAGGGAGAAGCCTTGAGCTACATGGAGCTAGAGCCAGAGCTAGAGGTACCAGGATTGGCCGAGGTACGAGCCAAGGTAGAGAGTGCCCTCAAGGACCTATTGGTCCTTGCCTACCCTGAGCTAGAGGGTGTGGATTGGATGCCAGTTGCATGGTTCGCAGGGGCAGAAGCGATAGGTTATAATGCAGAGGGGCGCAAGTTCAGAGCGATCGAGACCCTGAATCCCGAAGGCCAGAGTTTGAGTGCCACCTCAGGAATAGCAGACCTGTCCAGAGACGGATACATAGCTGGACAGGCCGACTACTTCGACCAAGAAGACGAAGACTAACAAAGGATGGAGCGCATGGACGCCAACCAGAATAGCCAGATCAGGGCAGCCAAGTCATTGGCTGAACAGGCACGAGACAAGTACCGCCTTGAGAAGGTCAAGAGCGTATTCGAAGATGCCACAGATGTACCCCAGATGTTGGCTTACCTCGCAGGTGCAGCCTCTGTCTCCTGGACAGAACGGCCAAAGGGAACATTCGATTCTGACCTGGTGCATGAGCTGGTCGATATCGCATTCCAGAAGATCGACGATCACTACAAGACTGTGGCCGACAACTATGTTGCCGAGGTACTGTCTCAGGCAGGCATTACTTGGCATGGTCCTGCACACGACATCCAGCCCCGAGAGAATGGCAAGAGCGCATTGTCGTCCCACGAGCTCAAGCTTGACATCGAGCCAGACGAAGAGCGCGCCGACTCGATGGAACGAGAGGGTGATCACGCATGAGCGATTTCCCGAATGGCTGGCAGGACAGAGAAGCCAGCCATACACCCTGGCGGATGACGACGACTCGAACCTTGGAGGCATCCGTGGCTGACATGGTCAATCACCCGAAGCACTACAAGGGTCACCCGTCTGGCATCGAGTGCTTTGCTGTCGCCAAGCATTTGAATATGCCGATTGGCACTGCCTTCAAGTATGTGTACCGATTCGAGGACAAATGGGATCCAACCGAAGACCTTGAAAAGGCCATTTGGTACGTCGAACATGCTCCGACTGCTGAGCCTTGGCAGACCGGGGCCAATGACCTTGGGGTCATTCGGGACGTTCACGCTATGGTCGAGGAGGATTACGCGACGGGACGGGCCGCGTGCGTCGAGCGAGCACGATTCAACCTAGCTGTCTTAGCCGGAGACCGCTTGAAGATGCTTTCTGCACTCCGTGCCCTGATTGCGATTCAGAAAGCCGCACAGGGCAAGCCAGTTGTCGAGAACATCTACGTTTCAGATGTGGACACTACAGCCGCGGAGGCAACGGCCAGAGCAATGCGAAGGGGCTTGAAGTGAGCACCAAGAAAGAGCAGAAGCTCTACGACCACGCTTGGATCATGGAGGGGTCAGGGGACTACCCTCGTTGGTATCGTTACCGCTGCCTCAAGTGTGGAACCTTCGCACAGTTCCACATGAGTGGAGGCGTAGAGGAACAGACCAAGACCACATGTACGGCGGAGAAGGCTAACCATTCACCAGCATCAGTGGCCCGCTTCGAGAAGAGTCAGGAGGCCCGGCGTGCCAAAGACAATTCCTAAGCTGCCAAATGCATCGGCTGGTCGAAGCCCTTTGATTGGAGAACCAGACGGGCCGATGAAGTTCATCCCCGAGCTGGGCATGGAGGTTGGCACCTTCACGAATCCAAGGAAGGACCTGTACAAGCTGCGCGATCCTGGATCGTCTAGCTTGATGCACCATGTTCCATTTGGGTTCCGTGGAGTGTACAAGCCAGACCTCTGCGCCGACTACAACCCAGATGAGTTCGACTACGAGGTTGACGCCAGAGGCTACGCCATGTGCACGGCCACGACTACGGCAGGCAAGAGCTGTCAGCGTAAGGCTCTGAACATGAGCTGGCTGTGCAGCGCCCACGGAGGCAAACTCCATCCTCTGGATAAGGTGATCAATGAGGATCGAGACAACATGAAGCAGGCCGAGGGAGGCATTGGAGTTAGGGCACCTCAGCATATCCAGGACAAGATGACTCGATTCCAGAAGCTGTGTCAGGGCATTATCACAGCGGAGGACCTGGATGACGAAGAGCTAGCTCGGGGCCAGTGCCGAGGGAAAGACGGACGCTTCTCCAACAACGTTCCTCGAATGATTCCCAAGTCTGTGCATGACCGAATGGTCAATGAGCTGTTTAAGCGTGCAGACGAGAAACTCAAGAGCAATCTCATCGAGATGGTCAATACAATGACCGAGATTGCAAAGGGTCCAGCGTATGAACCTGCCGATCGTATCAAGGCTGCCACCTGGGTGTTCGAGCGTGTTCGTGGCAAGAACCCAGATATCATCGTGCACCAGCAGGACAAGCCTTGGGAGATTGCACTTAGTGCAATTGCCACTGGTACTCGTGCGGAGAGCCGAATGGCTCGTGGGCTTGACCCTGAGACCGGAGAGCGGATGGCAATCGACGAAAGCCCAGAGGCCAAGCGCCAACGTCTCCTGGCGGAACTTGCAGAGCTGGACGCTGAACCGATTGACGCCGAGTACATTGAGTACTTGGAGGATGAATCTGAGTCCGGTGAGATCGAAGAGCCAGAGAATTTCGAGGTCCCAGAGTTCCTTGAGGAGAATGGCTTTCAGCCAGGCAGCGCCACAGGCGAGACCGCTGAAGAGCTGGTGCATTTCGATGAACCTATGCCAGGCGAAGAAATCGAGAAGCACCAAGAAGAAGTGCAATCACTGCGCGATCGCTTGGACGCTGGACGTAGGCAGAGGGGCTACGCTCGGAGTCAGGGCCGCAGTGACATTGGAGAGACCCCATTCAAGGTAGTCCAGAAGGGCAAGAATGAGGACGGCCCAGGATACCTCGTGGTACTGAAACCCCAGTCCACGCCAAGGAAAAGAAGGGGAAACGATGACTTCCGCCATCGAATCTAAGTCCAAGCTCCAGCTGAAGCCTTTCGCTTATCCAATAGAGGACACCAAGGAACACCAGAACTCTGCCGGGCAGAGTATCAGCATTTGCAAGAATTGCAATGGACGGATCACGCTTTCATCAGGAATGGTGTGGAGGCATAACTCCACACAGATGATGAGCTGCTACCCGTTCAATGCGCCGGTAGGGTAGACTAGGGCCGAACAAGGAGGAATGCTATGCCAATGACGCATCCCAAGAATCTGCTTCGTGGTGGAGCTGCCATCCGACCAATTCAGCGGGTTCGAGACTGGTCCGACATGATGGGCACTGTGGCCCTTCGTGAGCGGCTGAAGGCACGTCGGCCAATGCCGAGTGTTCCCGAAGGCCCCAAGGTCGCTGTGAAGAATCTGGAAGGCGTGAAGGCTGGGCGAGAGCTGGGTGGCGCATACGACCACTCGAATGCTTCGTCTCGTCTTCGATAAGCAACTAGGGGAGCTGCCCCTTAGTGGAGGCGGTTTCTGAGACGGACCGGCTACAACGGCTCCCGCCAACGAGGCCCCAATCACGACCTATTGGAGGGTTGTGGTTGGGGCCTTTTCCAACCCATTAGGAGCACACGATGCCAGCACTTGATAAGTGGGCCTTGTTCGACTATATCAACTACAATCCCCACCTTGGGCAGTTGATGATCGCTGAGTCCAATGCACGTTATCGAGTGGCCAGCTGTGGCCGACGATTCGGCAAGTCTGACGTAGGCGGACACGAGCTGATCCCAGAAGCACTGCTAACGCAGGCCATGGAGCACGAACTGGTCAACATTGGCAAGCGCAGGGAGTTCTGGATCGTTGGCCCGGAGTACTCTGACGCTGAGAAAGAGTTCCGTGTCCTCTACAACAATCTCAAGCGGCTCGAAGTCCCGTTTGACAAGCCAGGCACGTACAATGACCCCATCGGCGGCAATATGCACATCAGCCTATGGAATGGTACATTCCAAGTGCACGCCAAGTCTGCCAAGTACCCTGACACTCTGGTCGGCGAGGGGCTGCATGGAGTGATCCTCGCAGAGGCTGCCAAGCTCAAAGAGAAGGTGTGGAGCAAGTACGTTCGCCCCATGCTCGCCGACTTCAATGGCTGGGCACTACTCACCAGTACGCCTGAGGGCAAGAACTGGTTCTACGAGATGTGGCAGTACGGCCAGAATCCCAAGATGGAAGACTGGGCATCCTGGCGAATGCCAGCCTGGCGGAACCCATATGTCTACAAGACTCCCACACTGGACGAGCATGTCAAGATTCTGCAAAGCCACATGGTTTCCCATGGGTATCGAGACATGACCCCGCAGGAAATCGCTGGGATGCACGACTTGATGATCGATAGTGAGGTACTATCCCTTCTCCAATCGACAACGATTGAAGCATTCAACCAGGAAATCGGGGCCGACTTCACCGAGTACGTTGGCCGAGTATTCAAGGAATTTGATGACGAAATCCACGTTCGTGACCTCAAGCGTAAGCCAGGCTGGGATTTGTATGCAGCAGTGGACTACGGCTTCACGAATCCCAACGTTTGGCTGCTGATCCAGGTCGGCCCGTTCAACGAGGTAGAGGTTCTGGATGAAATCTACGAGCCTGGCCTGACTGCCGATGAGTTCGCCGACGAGATTCTGTCTCGTGGACTGGCTCCCGCTGATCTACGGACGTTCTATCCTGATCCTGCCAGTCCTGGAGACACTCGAATATTGGAGAACAAGCTCCGAACTAGGGCATCTGGGGGAACAGGTGGAGAGCTACGTTGGCGAATCGACGCCATCCGTAAGGCACTCAAGGAAACCACACTTCACGTGCCTCGATACATTCCGGATGGCCAGGGCGGGATGGACTTCCACCCAGATCGTAGGCCGCAGCTTCTGATTGATCGGAAGTGCAAGATGGTGCAGCATGAGTTCGGGGAGTATCGTTACCCTGACAAGGTTGAGCAGAGCTCAGTCAAGTCCCAGGAATTGCCCATGAAGAAGGATGACCACACGCCCGAGGCACTGGGTCGCTTCTTTGCTGGACACTTCGGGACTCCACAAAGTACCGCAGGGCGGTCACGTCAGCGAAAGGCGAATTTCAAGCGATGATTGGCAACAAGGACTTGCGCGCTGGCGGACGATACGCCAGCATGTTGCCGTTTATTGGGGCGGCAAGTGACAATATCGTTGACCCTGACGATCAGGTTCGCTGGCAGGCGTACCAATTCTTCGATGACGTTTACCACAATCGTCCTGAAACATTCAAAGCCACGATTCGAGGTGAAGACGACGAGCAAACTCCGCTCTACCTGCCCTCGGGCGGTGCTCTCATCGATGCCGTCTCGCGATTCCTAGGCGTTGAATTCAGCTTTCGGATTACGAACGCACCTCTACCCGATCAAGAGGGTACAGAGGAATTGGGCGAGCCAGAAGAGGCTGCCTCTATGGCGTGCCAACAGGCATTCGAGCGGCTTTTCAAGCGGGAGAAGTTCAAGACCAAGTTCGATAACAACAAGCGCTATGGTCTGACCCGTGGCGATGCCCTCTACCACATCATCGCAGATGACCAGAAGCCGGTTGGCCGCAGAATCTCTATCAATGAGCTGCATCCTGGCCAGTACTTCCCCATTATGGGTGGCATCGGGAACTCCACGTTGATCGGATGCCACATCGTCAGCGTTGTGCAGGACCCGACAGACCCCAAGGAGAATGCCGCTCTTCGCCAGACGTATCGATATGCGGTGGACAACGAGGGGAACAAGACTGGTGGCGTAACCACATCACTCGGATACTACAAGGTCGGCAAGTGGGACGATAGGAACCCAGAGAATGAAGTCGAGAAAATCTCAGAAGTTATCCCAGAGGCTCCGTTGGACTCTCGGATTGATGTTATCCCAGTATATCACATCAAGAATGGCGAAATCCCTGGGGATAATTTCGGACGATCTGAGCTGAGTGGCTTCGAGACACTGCTCAATGGCATCAACCAGAGCATTACCGACGAGGACATGACCTTGGTCATGCAGGGTTTGGGCATGTACTGGACTGATGCGCCTCCGCCAACTGACACAGAGGGCAATGAAACCAGCTGGGAGGTTGGTCCAGGGCAGGTTATCGAGGTTGGCACCGGCCAGAACTTCGGTCGACTTACCGGAGTGTCCAGCGTTGCGCCGTTCTTGGAGCACATCGAAGCTATCGAGAAGCGACTCCAGCAGAAGCTTGGTCTGAGCGACGTTGCCGTGGGTGACATCGACGTGTCGACGGTCGAGTCTGGCATCGCACTGAAGATGAAGCTGGCCCCGATCATCGCTCGCAACTCCCTCAAAGAGGAAGAGTTGACCGTAGTCCTAGACCAGATGTTCTATGATCTGGCCATGAAGTGGTTCCCCGTGTACGAGGGGCTGGACTTCGGCAATGCTGTACCAGAGGTCACCTTTGGCGACCCGCTTCCAGTGGATCGCAAGGCAGTCATCGACGAGGTTATGTTGCTTCTGGGGTCCACCCCTCCGCTGATCACCCTTGCAATGGCCCAGAAGCGCCTGGCGGAACTAGGTGGCTACGAGTTCACTGACTCCAGCCCTGAAGAAGTCTTCCAGCAGATGGCCCTGATCAGCGATATTCTGATGGGCAACTATGGCCAGGCTGCGGCAGAGGGCGAAGACGGCGCACCTGAGGAAGCTCCACCAGAGGAATAAGTTATGCCAGACATATATGGCACTCCAAAGATGCCGACTCGTCGAAAGATGCCAAGGCAACGGAAGATGGGCAGCCAGAGAAGAGATTACAAACGTAAGCGTGATCAGTCTGGTCGGTTCTCTTCCACTAGCATGAGCGTGCGCAGTCGTCGTCAGGTTCGTGCGCTAAGATGGAACGGAATGGAACGCCGAAAAAGGAAGACGGCGAGCCAGATTTACAACGAGCGCGGAGGACTGAAGTCCCAGAAGGCTATTCGAGCGGCTGGTAAGCGCAAATTCACAAAGAAAAATAGGAAGTGAATCCAATGGCCAGGCGTAGAAAGACCATTAAGAGGATGGGCTCTCGTGGAAAGATTCGTCGCGATAAAAATGGCAAGTTCGTAAATAAGTCTGGAACCAATAGGTCCAAGGGATACAATAGGGCCAATTTGAGGAAGGGCCAGCAGGCCGCCAAGAAGGCTGCTGCCAAGCGAAAAGTTGGATCCACCAGCTCCAAACCAAAGACTAAGATCGCGAAGAAAAAGTCAAAGAGTAGAGCGGCAGCTGAGAAAGTTGCATTGGCGGCTGGTGCCTACCATGTGAATCGATACGCCAACAAGGCAAAGGGGGCTGCCGAGGGTGCCCTTGATAAGGTCGAAAGAAAAGCCATTGACAAGGTCAAATCTAGGCTTGGTACTACGAAAGTCAAGCCAAAGGCTAAGGCCAAGACAAAGTCAAAGGCAAGACCCAAGAAAAGGAGGTAGCCATGGCCGTGTCTAGAATGCCTCCTCATCTGCAAAGATCGTACTTGGTGGGTAAGGTGGCCAAGCGAATCAGATGGAGAACGCCCGGGGACTATACTAGGTGCGTAAGACAGGCCATGAGACACGGCATGACTTCTAGGCAGGCCCATGGTACTTGCCAGACGCTTCACAAGAAGGCCACTGGAATGTACACTGGTGATCGGCGGCACAGAGCTGGAAGAAAGCGAAGGAAATAAATGTCAAGCATCCGAAGGCTTTCAGGGGCTGCCAATCCTAACTTTGGTAGGGCATGGGGAAACGCTCTGGGTGGCTTTAAGAACCAGCCCCGGATCGCTGGCAGGTTCGCTACTACCTCTCAGGCCAAGGCATTCGCCAGAATCAAGGCTGGCCCGAAGGTCAAGCCGTCAATCAAGGTCAAGACTTCAACCAGGCTTGGACTAAAGACTCCTACAAAGCCAAGGGGAATTAAGTCTTTGGCTGGAAAAATCAAGATTCCTAGTGGCAATGGAAGGAAAGTAACGGCTGGCGTTACGGGCGGAGTGATCGCTGCTGCCCTGATCGCAAACCGTCTCAATCCTTCAGTCAGCATTAGCCGTAAGCATCTTCGAGCTGGTATCAAGCCAGATTGGAAGGTTGGCCCGTTTCACGCTTATTCATCCCACTCAATTGGGATAGAGCGCAGGGGCGATGACATCATCGATCGCATTTCTGGGGATGTCAAAAAGAAGACTTCCAAGAAGATCAATCAAAAATTTGGTAAAGGTTCAATTGCCAGCCAGGGAATTCACGGGGCGATCGGACTTAGCACTGGGATTGAATCCAGCAGTGTGAAGATTGACGGAAGCGCTCTTAACAGAAGGTTTCGTTTTCAGGGTGGCAAATCCACGCCTCCACCTGGTGCGCCCGCTAGCGCAGCCGGTGGAAAGACTGCGCCAAAGCCACAGGGAAATCGCAAGGGTGCACGTACCGTGACAAACACCACCAAGGGTACAGCTGGGGCAGTGCGCCCTCAGCGACGTGGTGGTGGAAAGAAAAAGAAAAAGGCCAAGAAGTAATGTTGACACAGAGCGCCCAGGAGCGCCTAGTAGAGTATGCCAGGGCCCATCCAGACCAAGAGGTCTGCGGGTTTGTTATCAGCGATGGAACGTATCGACCAATCCGAAATGTGGCAGACCGAATCAACCGTGAGTTCGTATTCCATCCATATGACCAGATGAGAGTAGTTCGCCAGGTCAATGCCGAGGGGCTATCGATTCTTGGAGTCTTTCACAGCCACCCTGGAGGATCAGACAAGGTCAGCGATCGAGATTTCGCAGGTTGGCCAATTCTGTCTGACGGATCGTACTGTCGATACTGGATCATTGTCAATGATGAAGTAATCGAGTTTGGGGTGGAAGATGACCGGCCCGTACGAATTACCTGATCCAAAGAAGGTCTGGCTAAATAGGTTCTTGATGGCCTATCAATTTGCCAATCGAGACATTTATAAGATTCTGGTTGAAGCATCGGAAGATGCTGAGGCCAGGATTTTGGCTTTGTCTGGCAGGCACGGAATTGGTGCCACCGTTGAGAGATCGCAGCTCAGGGCAGTCCGCCAGGTGATCGCAGAGGTTCTGAAGGAAGTCTTCAGAGGCAAGGTGCTCACTAGCATTTCAAATGCGCGGGCAGACGCAGCAGAGCAGGCCGTCAAGGCTACCAACGTATGGGATGACCGTATTCTGCGGCTAGTGACAGATGACGCCAGCCAACGAAAGGTCCTCAAGCGATCCCTGGAGCAGACTGCCAGACGGGGAATCGAGAACACTGTTCTCCGAGAAATTCAGGGCACCATTCCATTGAGCAGGCAGGTCTACAAGACAGAGGCTCTGGCGAAAGGCCTGATAGACCGACGGGTTGCCTCTGGAATAGCTTCGGGTCAATCGGCCAAAAAGCTGGCTGACGATGTGAAGTCAATGATCAAGCCATCGGTCTCTGGCGGAGTTTCATACGCTGCCAATAGGCTGGCTCGCTCTGAGATTAACAATGCCTTCCATGCTCAATCAATCGCGTCCATGTCTGATCGTCCTTGGATTAGCCAAAGCAAATGGAACCTGTCTGGTTCCCATGCGCCAAGCGGGTGTGCCTGCGAGAGGTATGCCAGGATTGGCGTATTTGCCATTGGGGAAATTCCAAAGAAGCCGCACCCCCAGTGCTTCTGTTATATCACGCCTGAGATTCCAGACACTGAGTTCATCATCCAGCAGTTTGAGAGTGGAATGTATGACCAATGGCTAGGGGATAACGGTGCTCGCAGGGCCGCGTAGGGTATCATAGTACCGTCAATCAAATGGAGTGAACCGGAGGTTCAAAGATGAGCGGCTTGAAGCCCTTCTGGGCAAATACTGATGAGGCAGTCGAATGGCTTACCCAGACCATTTTCGGAGCAGAGGACGGCGAAGAAGATGGTGATTCTGGCGCTGATGACGCTGATCTGGACGATCTTGATGACAATCAGGATGGTACTGAAGGCGATGGCGACCAGGGCGAGCCAAATGAAATCTCAGAGGACAAGCAGAAGATCATCGATCTGAGCTCAGAGGCCAAGAAGCGACGGCTGGCTCTCCGTGAGAAGGAAAAGGAAAACCAGCAGCTCAAGGCTCGGTTGACCGCCCTGGAAAACAAGGACAAGAACGGCGACGTTGACGAAGAGACTCGGGCCAAGATCGAAGGCCCGATCAACGAGAAGTACACCAAGCTTCTCAATTCGTCCCGCAACACTGCTATCAAGAATGCCATTCTCGCAGAGGGCCAGAAGGACGGTGAGGCGCAGCGTGTCTGGCACAGCGCCGAAACTGTTATTTCCCAAATGAATATGGATGACATCGACTTCGATCCTGAATCAGGTAGTATCGAGGGCGTAAGCGAAGAGCTGGATCGAATTGCCACAGAGCAGCCATTTTTGATCAAGTCGACTGGCAAGGCCAAGCGACAGAACAAGAAGGAGCAGCAGGAAGGCAATCAGGGAAAGCCTGGAGCTTCAGGGTATCAGCCTGGCGGAGCCGGGCGCCAGGTCCAAGGTTTGGACGCAAAGCGCGAAAAGGAACTGAAGGCTAAGTTCCCAGTCCTCAACCGTCGATAAACCCAAGAAAGGAAATGTCGTGAAGGCTGACTACGACAAGTACGAACCGTACGCCAATGGTACTCGTGTTCGACTAGCCGCTGATTTCACTGACTCCACCAAGTTCGGAGCACCCGTTGGTGTTGGAGTAAATGCTAATGGTCGCCTGGTAATTGGGCCGGGTAACACTGGAATTATTGGTGTCTGGATTCCCACCATGAAGAAGAAGGCCGGTGATGTTGTTGACATCATGAC